TTGTCTAAGATTAAAGTTTGTTCGGCAACCTCTACATGAAAACCGTTAATGTAATAAACACCCTCGGCAACATAAGCAGCTGCACCTGTTGAACAAGAATCAACTACAGCTGTAACTGTTGTAGCTGTTCCTGATAAAGTTGTTGCAACTGATATTGTTTCACCAGCTGTAAATTTTGTAGAAGTATTATTTGTGCCTGAAGTTTCGTATTGTACGAATAATGTGTTAGGGTCAGTACCGTCTGTTGCTACTTGATTGATTACTTTTGCAACTACACCTGAAGTTACACCTGTTAATTGTAGTCCAACAAAATCTGAAAGTGTTACACCTACTCCGATTGTATCTGTAAATGAAGTTAACTTAACAGCATAATAATTAACATTATAACCTATTTCGCCAGGAATAACCATTGCACCTTTTTCAAAAAGATGGTCTGATACTCTTTCTACTTGATTTTGTAGAATTGATTGTGATTGTGTTAACTCTCGAGCCTGAACTGCAAATGACGGTCTAAAAAGAATTCTATGAAAATTCTTAGACTCGCTAAAGTCATCATAGTAAGGTGAGAGGTTAAAGTCAGTTGGACTTGGCATTTAACTCTCCTAAAATTCTATAACCAGTTTAATATTCTCTGTTTGGTCAGCAGCTCTTGTTATAGGCGCTCTGTTTTCAATGTAAAGAATATCACCAGAGTCATGGTCAATTTCTGAAGCAGAATAGCCACTTGTAAATGACACACTATCTATAGTGCTAGTTGATGTTGTTGGTGTTCCTGTTGCACCACCGGCACCTGATACAACATTTGTTCCACTAAATGCTGTTTGGTTTCCGTTAGTGTCAATACCCTCATTTGTGTGTCTTGTTTGAATGTAATATAGAATACTATTTGTTGAATCCCATTCTACAACTTTTCCAACTGCACCTGTTGAGGCTTGTGTAATTTTTTCATCTACAACATAACTACCTGATACACCAGTTAAGTTAATTGCTTTTGTAGCTCTTAGTGTTGTTGATGTAGCAGCCGAACCACCTGCATTTGGGTCACGAATTAAAGTTATTTTTCTAAAGTCGTTTGCAACTGTTAAGTCACCTGAGTTACCACTTTCAGTACCCTCTAGTGATGTATTCATCATTACATAAAATCCACCTAATTCTTCAATTGCATTTTTACCGTGACCACCTTTTGGTTCGATAATTACATCAATCTCTGCGCCTGATAAACTTGTTGCACCAGCGGCTACGATTTGTGCATTTGAAATTGTAGCAAAAGTATAACCTGTTCCTGGAGTTGTGACTGTCACAGCTGTAACTGCACCAGATGTAACTGTTACTGAAACTACACCACTTGAACCATCACCTCTAATTGCAATACCTGTATGTGTACCGTCTGAACCACCTGAACCAGCAGTTTTAATTTTACAAATATTAATTGCGCCATCTACTGCGGCTGATGATACTGTTGAATTTGTTGCAACTGCCATAAAGTCAGTTGATAAAAAGTTTGCTTGTTGTGAAGCAGATAAAGTGTACATATATTTCCACTTATATCCATCTGAGGTAGTTAAAACTGTTGTAGCAGTACCTGTTGGTTCTACTGTTGAAGCAGTATTACCATCATTGTCTAAACACTTGTAAACATTTCTAGCCGCTGTTAATACATAAAAAGCAGAGTCATGTAAAGTTGACGCACCACTATTTGCTGTAATAGCAGTTGTAGTACCTGTCGCATATTCTCCATAATCATGTCTGTAAATATCGTATGTTGTACCTGTTGTCCAGTTTCTTCTTGGAATTGCAAAGGTAACATCTGAATCCGCAATCTTTTTAGCTGCCATAAGGTCATCAAAAGGAAAGTGTTGTGCATTTAAATTGTCAGCAGGTGTTAAAGGTGCTGTATCAGTACCCTCGTTATTTGTTCTACTGTCACCTCTAGTTGATGTAGCAAACGCTTGAGGTCTACCAATACCAAGATACATAGTGTTTCCAGAAGTTTCTGAGAAAGCTTCTTGGAATTGTTCACTATTGTGAATTCTAAATCTGTCTGTTATAATTGCTGGCATATTATTTTATTTCTTCCTTAACTATATTTATACAAGTTTTCACTACGCTCCTGGGTCTGTTATATTATTTCCGTCAATTTCAGCCCAAGCTTGAATTTCAATGTAATGTATATTTCGTTGGTCTAACGGAACATCCCAAACCGTACCATCAGAAAGTGTCATTTTATAACCTATAAATTCTCCTACTGAATATACTTTTTCTACTGCATTAATCATTTTTATATCTCCGCTGCTACCATTATATAGCCGTTTGAGTCATTTATTCTTACTTCGTGGCAACCACCTGATGTCATACCACTCATTCCTGTTAAAGCCAATCTCATTTGTCTTTCATCACCTGCTTGTAAAGAAGCACCTGAAGCATTTGACCATGCGCCGGCAGTACCAGTTAAACCTTGTATATGACTAGCATCCGATATAGTAGCAGATGGTACAACTCTTTTTTCTGTTGCAAAATTAATTCTACCAAAAATACTTGAACCACTTGTACCTTGACCTATACAAATAACTGTTTCTGTTGATGATTTATCAATTCTTTCTAGGTACCTTTGACATCTTCTTAAACTGATATCAAATGGTATTTGTTCAAAATCTGTAGCAGTATTACCTATTTCAAATTGGTAACCTGTAATTTCTATAGTAGCATTATTAGTGGTTGAAAATGCATTACTTAAACCACCTGCTCTTTTAGTTGCGTCAGAATCCCAAGCACCTCCTGTAGTAGAACCTGAACTTGAAAAGCTTGTGCCTGCAGCTGTCCAAATACTAACTTCCATTCCGTTATCGTTTGATGTTAAATCAAAAGCGTCGGATGTATTTCCAGCAAAAGTTACTGATTTCTTTTCCCAAGTATCTGCTGATGAAACAGTAAATGATTGAGAATTATATTTACTATGTTCTCTATCCCATAACTCAGCTACAAATGTTCCTGTAACACTTGATTTAATCCAAAAAGATAAAGTTGTTTGTTCAGCTGAAGCAGTACCATAATTTAATGTTCTTAACATTTGTTTTTCTATTCTTTGACCGTATCTAATAATACCGGATGAACCAAGTGATGTTTCAGCTGCCAATGTTTTCCATTCTAAAGAATTTCTAAAACCTTGTCCTGCCGGTACATCTGTTGTTTGTGTTAAACTACACTCATAAGATGTTCTACCTTCAATTCTAAGGTTAAATCTATCTACACCAGCTTGACCATTTGCCACATCAGCAGTAGCACTTGTTTTGGCACCCCATTGCGATATTCCCATGTCACCATTAATCATTAAATTTTTAAATGTAGGGTTAACACCTTGTTGATTAGAAAGTGAATTAGCAAAATTTCTTGTTATTATTCCCATATTTTTATCCTATGTACCTAACCACAATCTCTGCTCCGTTTGCCGGCGCCGTTGCGAAAGTTAATGTCGTGCCTGAAATTGTATAATCATCTGTTGGTACTAAACAAATACCATTTACAAAAACAAGTAATTCATCAACATTTTTATCTGCTAATATTGTTATTGTTGTATCTGAACCATCACCTGTATTTGTTTTGTCAGTTGTTATGTTTAATCTTGATTGTCTACCTGTAGGTATATCTAGTGAATGACCCATGTAAGAATGAGCAGAGCATTCATAAAATAAAGGAGTTGGTGTTGCGCCTGTAACAGTAATTGTTGTGTGAGCGCCTGCTGAACCTGGTGTACCTGAAGTTACTACATTGGTAGTATATGCTCTTGTTTTATCTCTATCAAAATAAAATAATAAAGGGTGTCCTGAGTTTGTACCATCTGCTTGGTCAAATTTATAAACACCTTTTGATAAAGTAAGATGTGGACTTTCGTGTCCATCAATTTTATAACCACTTGATGAACCATCTCCATACTCACTATGTTCGGTAGTTTTTGTTGCAACTGTAACTGTTAATGTTGTTGTTACTGTTGCGTCTGGTGAACGGTGAGATAAGTAACCAATATCGTGAATATCATTACCTTGTGCGTCCAAATCTCCGCCAAGTTGAGGTGTAGTGTCAGCTACAACACTTGCAATACCGCCGCCTTCATTACCTGGGTCAAATCTTCCACCAGCAGAATTCCATTTTAAAACTTGGCCATCTGATATACTTGCAACAGAACCTACATTTCCTAAAAGTGAAATAGAATCACCTTCTTGTAATAATCTTTGCCAACCACCTGCGTCTGCTACATATGGTACATTACCACCAATATCATACGCAAACATACCTTCGTAAGTTGCGGCTGTTGGTAAGGCACCTGTGTTTGCAAAGTTAAATCTTAATTTGTTACCTGAACCTGTTGTATCTACTGTACCTGTACCTGATAAACTTGATGTACCTGAAATGCTAAAGTTTGAAGCTGAAGCCGCTGTGGCACCTAGAACAACCGAAGTTGCACCTAAAGTAACTGATGAGTTTGCTAATTTAGAATTTGCTATAGCAGCACTAGATTTAATATCAGCATCCACAATGTTTGTAATTGTGTTATTGTCTGAATCAATTGTTTTATTTGTCAATGTATCAGTTGTTGCCTTACCTACTAAAGTATCAGCAGCGGCAGGTAATGTTACTGTGACATCACCAGTAGCAGCTGGTCCTATTAATGTGACTTTGTTTGTGCCATTATCTGAATCTTCAAAGAACTCTAAGAAACCTGCACTAGTAGCCCCATTCTTTAACTGTATTCCAGCGTTTGCGATAGGTGTTGTAAGTGTTGGTGTTGTTAAAACTTTATTTGTAAGTGTTTCTGAACCTGTTAATGAAACAAAACTATCACCTTGTAAAGCTGTATTGAATTCTGCTAATGTACCTGTTAATGTGTTAGCGTCAAGGTCAATTGTTTTATTTGTAAGAGTAGATGTTTGAGAGGCGGAAAGAACTGTACCGTCAACTGCTAATGTTAAATTATTACCTGATATTGTAGATGAAATACCAGTACCACCTAGAATTTTAAATACTTCACCATTTGCTGAAACTATTGTTTCTGTCGAACTATCATCATGGATTTTAATAGTACCATTTACTGTAGTACCGTCACCAATAGCTGTATAGATTTCGGTAAAGTTTAAATTAACTTTATTAGCACCATCACGGAGATTATCACCTGTTCCGTCATTTGCTGTGGATCCTCGATTTATTGTAAGTTTTGCCATGTTTGCCTGTTATCTCTTTATACTATTTATAATGTTTTTACGGTGTTGTATCATCAAATGTTGCGTTTGTATTATCAAACTTAGTTAATGTGTTACTAAATAAGTCTTGGTTAAATCCTACAGACGCCGGAAATGCATAATTCATCTTAATTGTTTTACCAATTTCATTTGATGTAAACAGAAATATAGGTACTTGTTGTCCATCAAGGGCTGTTTTAGTACCAGTAATTCTCAATGCACTTAAAGACTCGAAAGTATTTGCTTTAGAACCACTAGCTGATGTACCGAATACTGTATTAGCATATTTATTTAATGAAGAATATCTTGGTCCACCGTATGCGTAACCACTTCTTACATCATGTGTAACACCAGCATTATCTACAATTAAGTTTCTCTGCCTACTTAAATAATCAATTGTTATAGGTTCTCTACTGGCTGTTAAATCTCTTGTGTTTGCGTCAAAAGGGTCCCTAAAATCATTACTTACATCTGAATTACCACCAACTTGTGGCGTAGCTCTTAGTGATGTGCCGTCTGTAGTTGTTCCTAATCTTCTACCGAATACTGTTACAAATAATGTATTAACAAGTGATAGCAACGGTGTTTCAAGAACTCCTGAAGTTACACCTTTAACAGGACCTTTTGCTGTTACTATAATTCGTGATTCAATATCTACTTGACCTGTAAAGTAAAAACCTGAAGTGTGCATTGTTTTTTTAAATGCGTCACGCCATCTTGCAATTGATTGGCCGACTTTAATTACATAAGAATAATCTTGATAGTATAAACTATCTTGTATTCTCATTGTTGTTTCAGAAACTTTACCTCTTTCACTAATAAAAGCACCATCTGTATCTGATACAGAAACTACATTTACGGATGCTGTAGAAATATCTAATTTTCTAAGTTTGCAAGTACCACCTGTACTTGATGTAATTGTTTCATTAATAGAAAATGTTCCTGACACATTTTTAATTCTTAATAGACCTCTATCACTATCAATACCCTCTGCAATAGTACCTGTGGCACCTGAAGTATCTCCTGTAACAGTTGTAGCTGATATAAATGAACCTAGAATATTAGATACAATCATATTATTAAAGAAACCTAAAACTGGAGGTGTAGGAGCTGTTTCATAACTTCTACCTAATGAAACGGTTTTTAGTTTAACAATTTTACCTACATCATCACCATATGCTTTTACAATTGCATTTGAACCTGTAGATGATGTAACTGTAACAGTAGGTAATGATGTATATTGTCCACCACCATTTGTTAAAAATATTTCTTCGATAGTTTGTAAATCGGTAAATTTTTCTTGTACAATTGCCTTTCCCTCATATGGGTCACCTCTTGTTGTTTCATCTTCTAAAACAATTCTATCTTCAACACCTGTAGCAGCGTCTTTACTTCCGTTTTGGTCTGCAATACCACCATTTACAAGACTTACAAACCCGGCCGCATTACTACCACTTGTTCCTGTGTTTACAAAATTTAGTGTATCACCTATTTCATATCCAGTACCTTTATTATCTAATACAATTTCAGTAATTTTTCCTGGACCAATATCTTCTATTTGAAATAATGCACCAGTACCACCAGCAGTCAATGTTATAGTGTCTGTTGTTGAGTTTAATGAACCATCATTTAAAATATTTTTTGTACCAGGTATACCTGTGACATTTGCTTTAATAAAATAATCGTCTGTATCAGCAGTTGTACCTTGTACTTCTTCACCTACTGTAAATGTACCTTGAATACTGTCTGAGTTTAAAATTAATTGTGTAACGGTTTTATCACCTATTTGAAAAGTAGATGTGTTTTCAATAATAGCAGTTGCGCCTGAACTTTGTCCTGTTATTGTTCTACCTATTAATAATGTTGCGTTACCTACTGAAGCAATAACTCTTAATACTTTTAATGTATCAAATTGACCATCAGAAGCTTTAAGCATTTGTTCTCTAGGATAAAATGTTTCTGAAGTTTCACCAAATAATATTCTAAAAAACATTTCGTGGCCACGAACTGAACCTTTTGACCTGTAAAGTGATTTAATATTTTTAATTAGTTTTCTTCTATCAACACTAGCAGCTAAATTTTCTGGTAATGTTGCTAAAAATTCATCTCTCATTTGTGTTAAGAAATGATTTATTACTTTATCTGGATCCCTAAAGTTAATTAAATCTGTAATATTATTTACAGGATTAGGTCTATAATTTGTAATACTTGCTTGAGCACCTGAACTTGCGCCTACAATAACCTCAGTATCTATAAATTTATCTTGAGCTGATATTATTAATCTATTATTTGCAATATCTTCAACTAAAACTGTAGCTGTAGCTTTTGATGTTTGACCTGTTACGACTTCACCTCTAGTAAATTTACCATAAGTAGATTCTTCTAAAAGTAATTTATCGCCAGCGTCTAATAGTGTTCTAGCAGTACCTCTACTACTAGAGTTTAAAACTAAATTGTTTGATTGACCTGTTTCTGATTGAAGTAGAATACCATCTGTGCCTTCAATAGTATCTATAGATAATTCTGCTGACTCTAATAATTGATAATAGACTTTTAGAAATTCTGCAAATTTTGGGTGGTCAGCAACGACAAATTCTGGAAGTTGACTGTTAAGTATTGTTGAAATTTTATCATTAAATTTTGCCATTTGTCATTAATAACTTGATGTTGTTGTGTAGCCTACACCAGCATCAGCTGAGCCTCCTACAAATGAATCTGCTGAAACTGTTATACTTGAATTTGATACATCTATTTCTACTATTTGGTCTCTTACAGGAACAATATCATTTGAATCTGGCGTAACAGTTAATTCTATTACAGTTGAAGTTGCACCTCTTATATTTGAAATAGAAGCAACATTTAAAGAGTTAACTGTAATTTGACCTGTTATATAATTAATTGTACCTTGTGTACTATTAATATATGTTCTAATACCTGAAGTCAAGTAATACATTCTTACATTACCAGCGCCATCATCATCAAAAAACATTTCATTATCATTACCATCTATTTTAAAACCTGTTGATGATAAAATACCACCAGCTGCCGTATTGTGACCTGAATGAGGATTAAATAATGCGTTTCTAAAGTATATGTCATATTTGTTAGAAGATAATAAAGTTGGTGTAAAAGATTTTCTAATTTTTACAGTTGTAATATTAGATAAAATACTAGTATCTACAGAATCAATTAAGCCTGTTAATTTAGAGTGTCTATAGATTGAATCAAACTTTTGTAATGTGTTTGTATTATAATTTGTAATAGAAGTAATAATTTCTGATTTTAAAGTATCACTAGATTTAGTTGTTGTTGAAGTATTATATTTTACATTTGATGTTAACAAGACCGAAGTTGTTTCAGGATCCACAATCTGAGGAGATACTGAGGCAACATTATAAGGTTTAAGTTTATTAACAATATCTTGTTTAGTTGTTTCTGTAAGTGTTGAACCAGAGGCGGCTTTGATACCAATTTTTACAGTACCATATCTTGGCGTTTCATCATCTTCACCACCCCATGCACTTACTGATAATGCATTTGGATAAATTGATTGTACTAAAGTTTCATAATCAGTTGTAGTAACCGCTCTATCTTGAGCTGCATATTGTAATGGCGCATTTAATCTAATTGAATCGTCTGTTTCTCCTAATGCACCACCTTGAGAACTTGATACTGTTGAAATTGTAACATCTGTAAAACCACCAATATTGCCGGATAAAGTAAATGAACTTGCACCGTTTGAGTCTGTAATATTAGTAACAATATATTCTAATATAATAATATTGCCGTCTGCAAGAGCTTTACCGTTTACACCATCACCAAAATAAATTTCGTATTTGCCGTCTTGTCCTTCTTGTATAAAATATACTTTAGATGTAGAAGTTACATTATTATATCCGCCGGCTAATGAATATGTTTCCGTTTTTGTATCACTAGAACTATTTTGTACTTTTACTAATAATGTAGAAGTATCCGCTTTAGCACTTGGCACAATAAATTTTTGGTCAACATCTGTGCTATCAACCGTATATTTAAATGTTACTAAAGTACCTTCGTAAATAGGTAAACTTGAAAATTTATAAATTCCTGCTAACGGTGTAATTGTAACATCTGAGTTTGTCACATATTGATAAGAAGTATTATCTACACTTGTTGTAAAAACTGTTCCTTTACCCATAGTCACACTTGTGCCTGTTGCATTATTAAGTGTTACATCAATAGACGCTATTGGTGCTCTAGGTGATGATGGTGTGTAACCAATCATTTTTGCTAATGATACAATATTATTTCTTATGTCTGCACTATCAAGATATAACTCGTTAGTTGACATGTTTGCTAAGTAAGCAAGGTAATGTGTATTGTAAGATAAAATATCTAAAAGAATACTTAAAGAACTACCTTCAAAGTCATAATCTTGAAATTGTGTTTGACCTTGTAAAAATGATTTTAAGTTTGATTTGATTGCGTCAAAATCATAATCTGAAACTACTAGTTTGTTAGACATTTATTATCTTACCCTTTGTAAAAATGTTTGCACTACTTGTGGACCTGATACGCCAACAACATAAAAATAAATATCTACAACTAATCTATTATTATCTTGGTCATCATCAACAGCAACATTTTGTAATTGTATTCTTGGTTCGTAGTTAATTAAAACTTCTTCTATTTTTCTTTGTAGAAAAACTTTAGTCATAGGTGTAAAAGGTTCAAATAATAACTCTCTTATACCACAACCTAATTCTGGCTGAAAAGGTCTCTCATAGAAATTAGTTTGTACTAAATTTCTAACAGACCTTTTAATAGCAATAATATTCTCTACCACATTTACATCATTTGTAACTGCGTTTCTATCAAAGTCTAAGTCAATATCTCTAAATGGTCTGGAGTTTCTTGTACTCTTACTTTGTGTTTGTGAATCATAGACTGCCATACGGATATTTATAAGGTTTTTCTAACCGTTTGCGAAAACATTACTAGAACCAGTAGTTAAAGCGCCAGCGTCTGTACTGTCACCTATTCTAGCGACTTTTAAACTATGAACAAATACATTTGGCGAACCAACATTTACATTTGCTACATGTGGCGGACACGCCGGTACAGGCGGGTGTATATGTGATACTGTTGGGTCTGTTATTCTTGCAACTAATATACTATTTGCAAATACACTACCTTGACCGGGTGTGTCAAGTGTAGTTGTAGCTACACAAGCATGACCTGTTGTTGTAGTATCGCCTTTTCTACTAACGGCTGGCATTCTTAGCTTTTAACGCCTCTCTTCTTTGTTCTTGTAAAATTGATTGTCTTAATTTTCTACCTATTGGTATAACAATAGAATGACACATCTCTTTGCCTTTTTTACTGATATACTCAACACTTATCATCTTATCTTTAAAATCGCCTTGTACGGACTTTGTTGCTTTCTTCAAACTTATGTCTTCTTTTTCTTTTTCAACACCATCTGCATTCCAAAACTTAAATAATCTCATTTTTGCCATAAAACCTACTTGTTAATTGGCGTATCACATCTACATTGTTTACAACATTCAATCGTAACTTGTTTTCCATCGCCATCTGTATGATTTTTCATACAAGGACTTCCACAATGACACTCATGCCCACAATTTTTGCAATATTCCATGTTATTTCCTTTTTCTACTATTTATATTAAAAACCACAACTCATTTTCATTGCTCTTAATTCTGTTTCAGATAAATTTTCTAAATTTTCTTGAGCTGATTCGCCGAT